CGAAAGCAGACATAAGATCTACCCATTCACCATTGATCTTAATTCCAATGTTGCCCATTAAATTCTCACTTCCTGTGGTCGCCATTTTCCATCGCTTCCCATGCGATACCAATTCGTAGGACACTTAGGCGAACCACCTTGATTATTAACTACAGAGCAGAAATAACCGCCCCATGCCTTGCCATTCTTTTCACCTTCACGCCAGATGCGACTGCCATGCTCGCACGATGGTGCTTCTACTGCTTCACCTGTTCCCATGATTGCAGCTACATTGTCCATAGCCTTCTCAAGTGTTACAGGTGCATCGACTACGCCTCTGTACTCATTAACAGGTGTAGTCCAATAGTCCTGATTATCTGGCTTGACATCTTGGACTGCTGGCTTTACTACTTTTGTAGCAACGACCTTGGTCATTTCTTCTCTGCTTGGTCTCTTTCCTTTAGGCGCATAACCTGCATTTGCAAGTGCTCTGCCGATTGCCGAAGTCTCGCAATTCTCCAGTGCTGAAGTCTGATTAACACCGCGACTAGAAACTGTCTCCTCAGCGTATCCCGTTGCCCACGCAACGCCATCGCTAGCATCCTTAAATAGATACGCCTTAACAATGTATCGAGATGCCTCGACCACTTCAAGCTCTGTTGCAATGCGGAATGATGGATAATCCTTAATAAACTTTTCAAGTCTCACCTCAACTGGTTCGTAATCGGCTAAATTAAACATAAAGATCATTCTCCTCTGTGGCTAATTGCCCCGCGAGTGCGCCATAGCTGCATAGATCGACCCAGTTGTCGATGTGTTGGGCTGATTGATTAGTCCTCGCAAGTTTAACGAGCACCATGATTCCTGCGACTTGATAGTCATGTATCGGTGTCTGTAGGTATGCACTGAGGAGCATTGCGGTGTATTGCAGGTTATCCGCAGGGTGACCATACGATAGCCCACGATCACGGATCGTGTCTGTTGCTGATAAGAGGATTTCATTAGCTTTCATTCCTGCCCCTTGATACTGCGACCTCGGTGATAGCCATCGCGTACGCCCTTTTTATAAGCTGACTTTTGCACATCGATGATAACTATGATGAATCCTATGATCATGCCAATAATGCAGATCAATAGCAGCTTGTCTGTGTTGCTCATGCTGCGACCTCAACTTCTACAACTTCCAAGAACTTCAGATGTGATAGACGATTAATTAACTTTATGTCTTTAAGTGCAGCATCATAAGTAGTGTTAAAGCAAGCCTCTAAAGTGCCTTCTGGATGATCTGCTGATCCGTAATTCATAAAAACAACAGCGTGAGTAAATACATTCTTAGCTGCTTTCCGGTAAAGGTTGTATCCCTTTGCTTGATAATTTGTTGTCATTTCCGTACCTATCTGTGCCAATGCCCTTGATTGGCTACAGGATTAGTGTTGCATGAATGGCAGACGAATCAAGTACATTTTGGTAACGAATTGATAACGATTATCTGGGTCTGCCGTAGGACTTTCCAGCCACAATAAATGTGCCGTCCTTTTCGATGTGGATAAGATCAACCTGCACCTTAGCCTTATTGACATAGATGATGGCGAATGCCTGTTGCCAGTTAGCAACACCCTTGGTGTAGTGGGCAAGCTTGAAATCCATGAGATGCCCCACTTCGACACCATGTAGAACACGCCCTATACGGCCTCCAGAAGCCTCTGAGAAGGCCGAACGCCCTGCTCTGTGGGTATGACCCGAGATTACATTCTTACCATGCCTACGGGCTGCCTCAAGGGCTGAGAGTCCGCCCTGTGGCTTCATAGGTGTGTGATCTCCATGTACTGCAATCCAGTTAGGTGCAATAGGCATCGGGTTCTTATGGAAGGTGATACCTAACTCATCAAAGCGCATAAACTTCTCAAAGCGCAGCTCTGGCAATGCACCGAATGCAGGCACTTTAGCCATAATGATGTTATAAAGGCGATCTGTGTGATTGCTGCGGATGCAATCTGTAACGCCTAATTCCCAGAGTAACTGCACAGCTTCATTACGATCATCGTCAAGGGTCTGGGCATAACTGCCCATGCGACCTTCTTCCCATTTGCTTATCTGGGGAAGATCGATCTCATCGCCAATGGTTATTACTTGGTCTGGCTTAAACTTTGTGATGAAACTAGCAAGGTTACGAGTGGCTACCCGATCATGGTAAGGAACCTGCAGATCGGACACGACTACGATTCGCTTAATCGTCATCCTCATCTTCGTAATCGCCTAACCTGTCTGGCTGAACTGGCTTTGGCAAGATCCAGCGCGGATACGACATAGGCTCAACGATTATTGCCAATGCTAAATCGACATCAAAGCCTGCCCTGCGTAATGCCCGATACATCTCCTGCAAGCTTATAGCCCAGGCATCGAGTGCGCTGTAAGTATCTAGATCGATTACTTTCTTTCTTGCCATGAGAAAATTATCTCTCTAGAAGTATGTTATAGATCTCATCGACACGCGTGTTGAGTCTTTTGATCTCAGACAACAGGTGTGTAATTACATAGCCAGACAAGCCACCGAGTGCTGCGATGGTGGCAAGGTAAAGCGTGAAGAAGTCTGACTGTGTCACTTCTTGATTCCCATAGCAGGATCATTAGGTGATAGGTAGCGCAGTACAGGTGGAAGGATTGAAGCAACACCTGCTGCAATGAGAGCCTTAGGATCTGTGACCCCAGCTGCTGCCATTGAGATTACTGCTACTAAGAATGCTCTAGCCCATGAGCCTGCTGCTGTCTTTAGTTCGTTCATTATTCTCCACCTAACATAGATACTTGAAAAAAAGCCCCATCATTGTCAGCTTCTTTCTTAAAGCTAACATGCATGTGCTTAGTGTGTTTGTTAGCCCCTGTGTACTTGCGCCACTTCCAGTTAAGGATCTTCGAGCAGATTCGTCCATCGAAAATGATGTAACTAATACGCGTGTCTGCTTTTGACTTTGATAAGGCACAAAGCTGATCTGCAAGATCGCCCATAATGTCTGGCTTTGATCCCTTGAATAAGTCACGATCGACATCAATGGCGCGTACCCAGCCTTGCTCATCTGGATTATGATCTGACTTGCGAGCAGCGTGTCGGGTATCACCGATCCAACCATCCGATGTGCGGTCACGATCTGGGAACGACTCATCAATCTGCTCTCTTAATTGAATAGCAGCTTTAGAAAGTTTTACTTTCATCCAAGTAATAGCTTCGCTTCATCCTCGGTAATGCCTAACTTCTCAAGCAATGCAGTCTTTTGAGCAGCTTGCGCTTCCAGTTCAACATTTTTTTGTAACTTGGCTAAACGAGCCAAAGCCCATTCTTGGATCTGTGCTTCATATTGTGCAGCGGTTAAATCGGTATAACCAACTTCATCAGAACCAACACGAATCCCATTTGGATTCTCTGCGCGGATAACTTCAATAACTTCGTTAAGTGTTGTCATTAGACTGCCAATCCGTAAATAGCAACATCACCTGTGATGTTTGTGGATGATGATTTAAAAGCGATTCCTGTATAAGTACGAGCTTCGTTCTGCCAGCCAGCAAAATTAGTTGTACCAAACGCGCTTGTTCCTTGTGTGCCTTGGCCGTAATAACGAGGCCGCTCACTGCTATTGCCAACGCCATTCATTGTTATTGTAGCAGCCATAACATCTGCACTTTCTCCAATAAAGTTCGCAAAAGTAAAAGCAGCAGCATTATTTAGGCTTGTAAATGTAAAAGCCGAGCCATTAAAAGCGCAAGTTTGGTTCATGCCATAATAAAGAGAAGTTTGGTTTGTTGGGCCAGCGTATCTAAGAATAAATTGAGCATCGTCTCCACCTGCTGAAACAGAGAATAATCTTTCGACAACGATTAAATAGCTCTTATAAGTGCTAGTAAACACTCCATCGAATGTTGTGCCAGTGTCTGCAACATTTGTAAATGATGATCGTCTAATTAAAGTTAAGCCACTAGCTGACCCAGCAGCAACCCACTTAAAATCCATGTCCGTGTTGCTATTCTTAGCGAGAACTTGGTCTGTTGTGCCACCCTTAAGATCAAGCAGAGAGGCATCGATGGAATCGCCTAGTGTCTCGATGGCAGTCGCGCCATTCTTTACTAAGTCGCTGGATGTTGGAACGCTCCAGCCGAAATTGGGTGTGGTAGTTGCCATTAGGTTAGTGCTCCAGTCGCGTTAGTCCATGTAAGTGTAGCATTTACGCCAGTCCAAATAAGTGAGGCTGGCAATATTGTTTCCCATTGTGTGGTGCTGAGTGAGAAGTCTGTAGCTGAGACATAGAGAGTTATGTCCACATATGTAGGTGTGGCGTTTAGAGCCACATTTTCGACAAAGCCGTCAAATGTGCCACCTAGTAAATTGCTAGGCAGATTGTTAATAAGCACAGGCTGACCAAAAAACACATTGATAAGGCTGTCAAGCATTGCACTTGGCATGTCTGGATTATCTAGACGGAATCGAATAGCACCCAATGACCCGCGTGGGTTCTTTCGCAGGTTTAACTCTCTAGAGGCGATGTCGGTAATGTCTGCAAGGTTTTTGATGTTAGAGTCAAAGGAACGCTCAAACAGGCCGTAAGAGGCTATAGAGTCTGTGTCAGAGGTGCTGTAGGTTGAGCCGTATCCTGTGGCGTATCGATAGATAAGGCTGTTACGGATGCGAGCAATCTGAGTTGTTGAGGTGATAGAGCTTGGTGTTGCATATGAGCCGTCAAGGTTAGTAAAGCCGTTAGCTGCGAGATAGTTAGATCTGTGGTCTGCATCTGCATAAGAGACATCTCCATCTTTTTCCTCGTAGATTGTTCCGAGTGCGCTAGTGGCAATCTGATCTACCAATGTCTGAGACTTAGCAGAGGCACTAGCTGCAAGGGCAATCATTGTGTAGAAGCCTGAGTCCACTTCACCGATGTAAGACTCTGCATTAGCCCATGTGACATCTGCTGGATAGGTTGCCCATGTAACTGTGGGTGTAACTTCTGCCCAAGTTAGGTTAAGGGCTTGGCCTAAGAT